TGGTGATTCGTGAATCCGACAACGGTGTGCTGGTGCCAGACGAGGTGAAGGCCCGCCGCCAAGAGATCCGCGACTTCTCCGGCACCAAGGTGGATGCCATTGAAGCCACCACCACTACCGAAGAGCTGGCGGCCTACATCACCGGACCGGAGTACGGGGCGTGGGAAGTGGTGGTTACCCCAGAGCCAGAGGTTGTAACTACTGATGAGCTGGAGTTTACCTTTAGTGGTGGCGCTACAGGAGGCGCAATCCTCTAATGGCCGTCCGCAGCAAGACCGGCACTGCGTCACTTCAGCACAAACCCGGAAAACCGAAGCTCACCCGTCAGGGACAGGGGGCTCGTTCCAAACCAAACCATTCCCGTAAACAACTAAGAGGTCAAGGCAAATGATTGAGTTCTTTGGCATCAAGCTGTCCGTTGAGGCAGCCGCTTTTTTGGTTCTATTTCTTGTTGATGAGCTGATTCCCTTCCTACCAGTCAAGGGCAACAACTTTGTTCAGGTAGCCCAGGGCATTATCGGCCAGCTGAAGCTGTTCCGCAAGGAAGACGACGCCATTCGGGCCCTTAAGGTCAAGATTGAAGAGCTTAAAGAGGAGATTGGCAGGCTATGACGGAAATCATCCTTAACGTGGGCCAGTACTACCTTCAAGGTGACAGCAGAACGATCCACGGAGATAGGATGTGCTTTTCCAGCACCATGGCCACCGGCATTAAGTACTTTTGGCCCAAGTCTTTATCTGGAGCGAACGCGGACGACGACTATCTCCGCACCGTTCTCAAGTTTGGGGACACCACCAACGCCCTGGCCCAGGTTCGGGCTGCTGCTGAGTACAAAGTCAAGGCCACCTTTCTTCAAAATGGAAGCCTTCAGAGCCTTAGGGACCGCCTTTTAGCGGGCCTGCCTGTTCCTGTGGGCTTCCTTCATCACGGACCGGCCTCTAAGCCGCGTGGTGGCGGGCATTGGATCCTTTGTATTGGCCTAACCGACACCCACATCGTTGTTCACGACCCCTACGGGGAACTGGATAATGTCAATGGTGGCTATCCGAGGCGTGGTGTTGGTGGTAAGGCCGCTCGGTACTCCCTTAAGAACTGGCTTCCACGGTGGGAGGTTGACGGACCAGGCACTGGGTGGTTTATGGACCTTCGCAAGATCGAGGCCGGCAAACCAAGCACCAAAGAGCCCGCAAAAGCCGCATTGTACCAACCTAATTGGAAGGCCGTTCAAGCCGTAGCAACCCTTGAGGGGGCTCGTTGGCCCCAGGTCGTTGCTGCTCAGTGGGCCCTTGAGTCAGGATGGGGTAAGCACACCTCCGGAAGGAACAACTTCTTTGGTATCAAGGGCATTCCTGGATCTGAACACGTCACACAGGAGTTCCTTAACGGGAAGTGGGTGACCATTACCGACACCTTCAAGGACTACCAGACTCCGGAGGCGTGTATCCAGGACCTGATCCGCCTTTGGTACAAGGACTATCGGTCCTTCAAGGGCATCAACAATGCCATCCACTGGGAAGAGGCCTGTCACATGCTAAGGCGTGAAGGCTATGCCACCGACCCGACCTATCCGGTCAAGCTAATCAACCTTATCAAGGAAAACTCCTAATGGCCTCAGTAACGACAGGTGGCGTAACAACCACTGGAACCATTTTAACCAACACTGATCAACCCTTTTTGCAGGTTGGAGTGGCACGTAGTATTACAGTGGGGGGGGCAAGTGTGAATGTGGCGCTGTCCCCTACGTGTCGCTTTATTTCAATAACCCCAACAGGCGGAAACCACTGTCACTTTCAGATTGGCGTCGGAGTGCAGACAGCCACAGCCTCCACCCACTACATAAAGACAGGGGAACGGTTGTTCCTTGCCGTGCCAGCTGATGCACAGATTGCAGCCATTCAAGGCAGCGGTAGTTCGACTCTTCACATTACGGAGTTGAGTTAGTCATGGCCCAAAGGGCAAACGAAGACCAATTCAACGAGCTTCACCGACTCGTCACCACTGAGCTGGCTGCCCGCATCAAGCAGGGGCCTGACTGTCCTACTGCTGACATCAAGGCAGCCATTGACTGGCTATCGAAGAACAACATCACCGGCCTACCCGCCCAAGGTTCCCCCCTGGCAGCACTCTTAGAATCCATCGAAGTGGACCTTGACGATGTCACGAGAACAATCAAGTAATGAGCAGGGCATTCCTGAGCAGGTAAGGGGGGCCATCTTGGCTGGTATTGCTGCCCTTGCGGGGTGGAGCGGAATCACAACCGTTAGTCTGTTGATTCAAAGCTCGTCCCTTAGCGCACACGTCCAACAGATCGAAAAGCGTCTGGAAAAGAGCGTGGACGACCAGACAAGGGCCCAGCAAACCATGACCGACGAGATTCGGTTGATCCGTAAACTCATTGAGGAACGCAGTGGCGGAATCCGCTAAGGGTAAGTCAGCCAAGTTCTACGCAGCCAACCCAAAGGCAGCTGCTAAGAAGGCCGCTTACCAACGAAAACTAAATAAAAAGCCATCCGTAAAGAAGGCGTCTGAGGAACGGTGGACCGAAAGGCGACGCCGTGGCCTTGCCGGAAAGGGCGGTGCCGATCTTTCGCACACCCGGGACGGACGTATGGTCAAGGAGTCCCCTTCAAAGAATCGAGCCAGAAATGGCCACAACGGTCGTTCAACAAAGAAATGAAAAAGCCAGGACTCTACGCCAACATCAACAAGCGTAAGAAGGCAGGCACCAGCCGGCCCAAAAGCAAGTCAACGGTAACCGCAAAGGCTTACTCCAACATGAAGAAGGGCTTTCCTAAAAAGTAACCCATTCTTTTATAAATGGCCCCCTTACCGACCCCAGACCACTACCTTCAGGAGCTGCTTGCCATGTCCTCTTCCGAAGCCAAACGTCAATGGAGACAAGACATAAAGTCCTCCTGGGGGGACCGATGTGCATATTGCGGATCTGACCACGACCTGACCCTTGACCATGTCAAGCCAAAGGTACGAGGTGGACGCGACGAAGCTAGCAATCTCGTACCGGCGTGCCGGATATGCAACCGTTCCAAAGGATCTAATCACTGGCTTTCCTGGTGGGTAACACAACCCACCTTTGACCTTGGCAACTTTAGCCGGGTCCTCAACCACATTGCAGCTTAATTAATCATGACTACCAAACCTGCTGAACTCGGCTCCGCCTACGGAGACATCTCTAACGCCCCTGGTCGGCGCTGCCAGGCCCAGACCATTGAAACCATTGCCGCAAAAACCTCTGCTGGTATCACTGGAGCAACCACCGTCGCTGAGGCCCACGAGGCTATTGCGGCCATCGCTATTGC